TAAAATGTCAATGCGTTCCAATGTTTCCTTTTACTGTATATTAGACTTCAGTACGTCGATGTTTAATGGTGAAGAAATGATTGCCATGTCTGGTCAGGAGATGGACGGTAACGCCGATGACTACATGTATAGAAAGGTTTTGAACGATGGCTTAAACATTACGTGATAATTAACAATAATGTGTGGTATCATAGCCCTTTTTGGTGAAGAAGTTGAGATATCCTCACATCTTCTTAATCACAGGGGACCCGATGATTATAAAAGTGAAACATTGGGTAAGTGTCGCATGGACTTTTACAGGTTGGCCATTAATGATCTCACACCCGCTGGTATGCAGCCCTTCCACCGAGGTGAACATATGCTCGTGTGTAATGGGGAGATTTATAATCACCGCGATCTTCCAAAGATCCCTGGATCGAGTCAGAGTGATTGTGAGGTCATAATACCTCTCATTCAATATCATGGTATCGAAAAGGCTCTCGATTTAATGAATGGTGATTTTGCGTTTGTATATACGGATGGTACACGTGTCATGGCCGCGCGAGATCCCGTGGGTGTGAGACCACTCTTCTATACTCGGTATGGACCAGACTCAATTGCGTTTGCGAGTGAAGTTAAAGCGTTACTTTTTTTAAACTCCAAGATTGATATATTTCCACCCGGACACTTTTATGATTCCTACTTTGACAACTTTGTATGCTATCACACGGGATATTGGAGAGTTCATAAGTACATCAAGAATGGGTTCATTCCACAACTTAGGAAAACTTTCGAAGAGGCTGTACACGTGCGCATAGATAATACGGAGCGTGATATAGGTTTTCTACTCTCTGGTGGTTTAGACAGTAGTCTCATCGCATCTATTGCTACACGGAAGTTGGGTAAGATTAGGACATTTTCCATCGGTCTCAAGGGGAGTCCGGACTTGGAAGCTGCCCGCACGGTATCCGAGTACCTAAATACTGATCATACGGAGGTTACCTTCACACCTGAGGAAGGTATCGCGGCACTGGTACCGGTCATAAAGTCCTTGGAATCCTATGACACCACTACAGTGAGGGCCAGTACACCAATGTGGCTGTTATGTAAGTACATCAAGGAGAATACAGAATGCAGGTACATTTTTTCGGGTGAGGGGAGTGATGAACTATTGGGGGGCTACCTCTACTTCCATAACGCACCAAATGTTGACGAATTCGCTTGTGAAAACATGCGACGTCTTCGTTTGATTCATCAGTTTGATGGGTTAAGGGCTGATAGGTGTGCGGGCGCCCATGGTTTGGATTTGATTGTTCCATTCTTGGATAAAAAATTCATCGATTTCTGTATGACTATCAATCAAACTGAAAAGATGGGTGGTATTGAAAAAAGAATATTACGGGAGGCCTTCGAGGGATATCTCCCCAAAGATATTTTATGGAGACAGAAGGATGGTATGAGTGACGCGGTTGGTACGAATTGGGTAGATGAAATCAAAATGTACACAAATGGTGAGATTTCCGACGATATTTACAAACATACTATATGGTCTGTGGGTGTTTTTGGGTTTAAGAATACACCACTATCAAAAGAGGAGGCATTTTATAGAACTACATTTTGGGACATCTACGGAAAGGATAACGATCACCTGATATCTGAAATATGGCGCCCCAGGTGGACTAAAATAACAGACCCGAGTGCGCGTCTACTTATAGAAAAGAATCCCAAGTAATATAAATGGTGAATTTTGTAAAAGGATTTGATTGTAAAAATGAAACCCATGTCATGTGGTTAAAAAAGATTGGTTCCGCCATGGCGAAAACCACCACCGGTGAAAAAGTTGATGTTATCGGTATTGTAAACGATAACCCTATCGAAGGTAATCCAACGATGAATAACCCAATGGACTGGGCGTACATTCATTTTCAATTGGCCATGAAATATACAAACGCGGTTTTAAACGAGGACGCCTTTATCCCTGGTTCCAAATAAATTATACTCCTCAAGTGTAAAATCTTGTGGTTCTGAATTCTTATCCATTCTCAGTAGAAGTATTTTACCTCGAACCTCTTCCTCATCGAAAGGTTCTGGTAAGGTGTTTTCATTTATTATGAGGGCGTTTTCCGCTTTCATAATAACAACATCTATATCTGGCCACTGGCCCACAAACGTTTGACACCCCCCGAGTATTTTAAAAATTTCATTTTTAGAGGGGTCTATATCAACATGTATCTGTTGTATAGAGTCCTCTATTTCATCTATAAGCACTGCTAAAGTCATCTTAGAGTATAATAATAAAAAAAACCTAAGTAAAAAACTATTATGGAACATATATGGATAGTCCTTTACGTAAGTTTGTTGTGGAACGTTGTTCTACACTTCTCGAAATTCCATCTTCTGATCCAATCTGTATAAATCTCGAGAAGAATATATTAAATTATGCGATTGATGTCAACTCGTGTGGTTTACCAAGTTGGGATAATCCAGACTTTGTCAAGATGTACAAGACAAAGTTTCTATCAATTCAATATAATTTACTAAAATGTCCTGAATTAAAAATGAATATTCAGAAAAAAAAAGTAAAGACTATTGACGTTGTGAACATGAGACCCGAAAAACTATGGCCCGATGGACCATACGCTAAGGAAATTGAGATTAAAATTCACAACGACATGCGAAAGGAATACATGATAAATGAAAGTAAGAATCAGGAAGGGTTCTTCAAGTGTGGTCGCTGTAAATCTAAAAAGACTACATACTACCAGCTTCAAACGAGATCTGCAGATGAACCGATGACTACGTTTGTAAGTTGTCTCAACTGTGATAAAAATTGGAAATGTTAAGTACATGTTGGGAGTCTGTTAGATCGGTCTGTAGGTCACCGACAGATAGTATAAAGTTAAACGGTAGTGACTGTTTCATCACAGTCTTAGTAATGGCACTAGTGAAACCTATATAATGATATCCAATTTTATACATTCTTAATTGTTCAATTGTCCATTTGATTACATCTTTCGAGTTTGGTCTCGCCGTTATAATTATGATTTTATATCCCAATAATATAGCCTCATTTAAGAGTTCAATCATTGCTGTATTAGCCCTACCATCTGTAAATATGAGAGTGTCGTCTATGTCAAACATGACAGCGTCATCATCTAGAACATTTCTACCAGATATATATCTAATTCCCCAACTCTTCAGATGATCCATTAATATTATTAAAGAATATAAAATTAATAAAAAAAAGATATGATTGTCGACGTCGCATGCGATGATAATACCATACAGATAGCAAAAATTTTACAAGAAGATATCGAAACGTATAAAATTAAGTTTCTTGAACAGATCAGACCATGTTTGTATGACTTCTGTGACAATGAAACGATTATAAAAAAGGAGGAGGTATCTGGTTTCTATGACGTAGAAACCCTAGAAGACACGAAATTATATGCACGGGTAAACGGTGGTTATGAAATCATAGACGATAGTGAGGATGAAGATTTTGAAATAACCGAATCTGATGAGGAAGAGAGTGAAGATGACATTTCACTTATCGATGAAGAAGACCTAAGTTAAAAGATAAAAGTCGAATGTAAATACCAAATGGAGTTTAAAGAGCCAAAAAAACGCGTGACTAAAAACGATAAGAAAAAGAAGGGTGAAGTATATTCACAAAAACATATCAGAAATCAACTTAAACAAATGGAGCATACTAAAAACAAGAATGGCACCGTACACACCCCCGACCAGCCACTACTCCCAAATGGACGTGTCTCAGTACGATGAGGACCGTGTGTTTGCGTTTGTAGGTAAGACTGGAAAAAAATTTTACTGGCTCACCCGAAAACTTGGTCTTGATTATCTATGGTATGATCATGAGAGAAAGGTTATTGAGATTTGGGGACCATACTATACACATGTTAATCAACAATCTGAACACGTCATTCGTTGTGAATTAGAATATTTTATGAAACCTAAGTTAGAAACAAATGTATAAAAAAACTATGACTCAGTATCGGCGACTACCACCGCGTACCCGTGTTAAAAATACAGTACATAAAAATGAACCAATTTTACCTGGTAGTTTTCTTTACAACATCTTAAACCCTACACCTACGGTGTATTTCAAGTTTGAAAAACTTCCCGTCTATAAGCAAGACGATTATTTGAAATTACTGGAAAAAAATAACAGAGAAATGGGTATACCCTTCGTAAATCCGAATTTACCCATACTCGTAGAAAAGTCGAAGACACCAGTACCCCGAGAACCTGACATTGAGTTTTCGGATCAGGTCAAGGTAAATTTCCGCATTCTCAAAAATGGAATTGTGAGGGTGAAGATTAATTGTGCGGTTGCGTCGATGTATGAAAAGTGTAAAAAACCGTCGGTCAAAGTTATACTACAAGCCTACAAGGCGCAGGGATTTAGTCAGGAGTTTTTGGATCGTATAAAAAAACAATCCAATAAAAGAGAAGAATTTTCCAAGAAAGTACCAGGTATCATTGATAAAATATTCAATAAAGAACCAATTAAAAAGGTTAGAAGGGTTAAGAAAATACCCACACCCCAAGAAGAACTAGAGGAGGAACCCGAGGAGGAACCTGAGGAAGATGCCATTCCACCAGAGGATGGTGAAATGGATGTTGAAGTTGAAGTTGAGGTGGATGAAGAACCGGGGGAAGAGTATATTTCGGATGTTGAAGAATAACACCTAAGTACGTCTTTGTAATACAAAAAACTAACAATATGAATATATTTTTCCTATCTCTCGATCCAAATGAGATTGCACATATGTCATGTGATCAACATGTAGTCAAGATCCAATTGGAAATATGCCAGATGCTCTATACAGCTTGGTATTTTTCCAATGAGGAAGACTTTGTCCACACACACGCACCCTTCACCAAGGATGGTACGCGCCGTGGATACCGCCCCGCACATGGAAAACACCCTATGACTATGTGGGTTGGTTCAAGTATCGAAAACTATATGTATGCGTGTAAGATTGGAATCTCTTTGACTCTCGAGTACACGCGTAGATATAGTAAGGTTCATACTTGTGCTAGACATTTACTATGGTTATGGGACAACCACCCACAACACTTTGAGGAGCGGCGAAGTGAGACTGCATACTATTCACAAGAAGGTATCCCCGAATGTATGCCCGAAGAGTACAGGTGTCCAAGTGTTGTGG